CCTACGCACTGACCACAGCAATTAACGGAGCGAATACTTCAGCATTGTATTTGAATGTCACCAACGCGGCATCGGCCATTGTTGACATTCGAATCTACGGTGACACGGTTTCGTTCTAATGGAAGTCTACGTAACCAACTGTAGCGACACCGATCTGGCTGATCGTCATGCCGGTGTTGACTATAGGTTTAAGAAAGGTGTGCCTACGGTAGTCCCTATCGAGGCTGCTAGGCACATCTTTGGTTACCAGGATGGTGACAAGCTCCCATACGCAGTCCGTCTGGGTTTTGCAACCCACTCGTCGGATGTTGAAATCGGACTTGAACGGTTGGCTATGTTTCGCATCGGCCAACATTCAGCGCAGGACCGCATTCCCTCGGCGGTAGGCGTAGTACCCCTACCCGTCAAAAAAGTAGGGGTAGGGGGAAAAGTCTCCTGAGGGTTACAATAGGCAACTATGGCAACCCTAAATTCGTATATCACAGACGTTCGCAGGCTTCTACACGATGCCAATGGAAACTTCTGGTCTAACGAAGAGATTACGGATTACGTCAATGATGGGCGTGAAAGGGTAGTACGAGACACTGGTTGTCTGCGCACCCTGCAAATTTCTACTACACCACTCGCACCAGACGGCACAGCCGCAATTATCTGGTCTGCTGGACTTGTTGTCACCGCAGGACAGTACATATTTTCAAATATATTTATCTACCAAGTCACAGTAAGTGGAACGCTGGGGACTACATCTCCTCCGTACCCCGCTTCTGGATATAATTTTCCTCCGTCAACCGCTTTTACCAACGGCACAGCTAGTTTGCTGTACGTTCAGAATGCAGAAGTCATCCCGTTTTCGTCGTTACCTAATGGTTCGCAGACTTTGGATGTACTCAACCTGACGATCTACTGGGGGAATTCTAGGATTCCTCTGCGTTACCTTCCCTGGACGAACTTCAACGCCCAGTTGCGTTACTGGCAAAACTACGTTGGGCGGCCCGTGTGCTTCTCAACGTATGGTCAATCGCAAATTTACATCTCACCTATCCCTGACCAGTCCTATAGCATGGAAGTGGATACGGTTATCCTGCCTTCTCCGCTGGTTTTGACCAATCCTACGGTCAATGACGTTATCAACGACCCGTACACGGTTCCTGTGGCGTTCTACGCGGCCTACAAGGCAAAGTACAAAGAACAAAGCTACGGTGAATCTGAGATTTTTCTCCAGCAGTACAACCGTCAAGTGCAGAGCGTGTTGAATTCGGTCTTCACGCGCAGGATTCCGGACCCGTATAGCAGTCCTTACTAACATGGCATCTCAGGAACAGCAAAAAAGATACACTGTCCTGAAAACGTTTGGTGGCATAAACACAAAAGCCAACCGAACAGCCATCAAGGACAGTGAATTTGGTTGGTTGGAAAACGCCATGCCTATTGGCGACTCCAACATCAAAATTGTTCCTGCTCAAGAAGCCGTTAGAGACAGCACAGGCAATGTTGTCGCATTTGGCAACACAACTTCTTTCCTAACGTCTACAAACATCAATGTATCTGACTACATAGTCAGTTTTCAAATAGACGGTAGGGCGCAAGCGTTCAATCTGACCAGCAATGTGACCAGTAATGTGGCCGTTGGCGGCACGTTTAGCAACGCAAACGTCAGTGCAGCCCAGTGGAAGAACGAAAGACTGATAATTGCCGATACAGACAAAGGGTTGTCAAGCTGGAACGGCGCTAACGTAGTCTCTATAGGGTCTGTTGGCCTGATAGCAGTGTCAAACCCAGGTTCTGGCTACACATCTGCACCTAACGTAGTGATCAGCGCACCAAATGATGCTAACGGGGTGCAAGCAGTAGCCACTGCGACGATCGTCACCGGATCTGGTGGAATCAGATCTGTTTTTGTGACTTCTGGTGGCTCTGGATACACGGCTGTGCCTGATGTGACCATTGGCGCACCCAACATCACGGGTGGAACCCAGGCTACATCGGTTGCCAGCATCAGTGCTGGCGCTGTTGTTGCTATTTCGGTTGTTGAAGCAGGGTCTGGATACACTTCTGTCCCTGCTGTGACTTTCTCCAGCGGATCTGCTACTGCCAATGCAGTCATTTCGACTGGTGGCGTAAGCAGCGTATCCCTGACCAACGCAGGTAGTGGATATACGTCATCTCCCACCATAACTTTTTCGGGTGGTGGAGGGTCTGGTGCTAATGCCATAGCTCAGATCGTCACGTTCAAGACAGGCACAGTCAGCATCCTGCTAAACAACGGTGGTTCTGGCTATACGTCAGCCCCAACGGTAGCTATCGGCGGTGCTAACACCACTCCAGCTACTGCTACAGCCATCGTTCTCGGTAACACAGTCTCGCAGATTGTGATGACTAACCCTGGGGCTGGGTACACCACCGCCAATGTCACACTTTCTGGTGGTGGATTTACCACTGCTGCCAATGTCACGGCAGTTGTGAACACAGAACAGTTGGTTTCTACCGCCACGTTCTCTGGTAGAACATGGGTGGCTGCCGGACGTACTGTCTACTACTCTGCCGCAGACTCGTACAGTGATTTCACCAGCGTATCTGCTGGATCAATTACTCTGTCTGACTCTACACTGCACGGCAACATCCGTGCGCTGCTCTCAGCCAATAATTTCTTGTACATCTTTGGTGAGACAAGCATCAACGTCTTCTCTGACGTTCGCGTTGACACCAGCGGTCAAACTTTATTTACCAACACCAACGTATCTGCAAGCGTAGGGACCAAGCGTATCTACGCCATCTACCCGTTTTTCCGCTCTGTGCTGTTTATGAACGACTACGGGATCTATTCCCTGGTCGGATCTACTACCAGCAAGTTGTCAGACGCTTTAGACGGGGTATTTCAACTCATAGACTTTGCCTCTCCTATTAGCGGAGGCCAGGTCTTACTGAACAACATACTATGCGCGGCATTCTCCTTCACTTACAACGACCCGGCAGTTGGAGCGAGAAAGGTCCAAGCCGTGTTCTTCGAGAAGAAGTGGTTTCTAACCTCCCAAGGAGCGTTGGACTACATCACTTCCGTCCCTACAGCGGGGGTCATTCGCCTATATGGGACAGAAGGCTCAAACCTCTACCGTCTCTATGCTAATTCTACTGCTAACATAGCATCAATGATTCAGACTGCTTTGATGCCTATGGGTGATCCCATACGCACCAAGCAGGCTCTGAAGTTTGGGATTGAAGCTCAGTTGCAAGCATCGTCTACGCTTTTTATCAGCGTGGACAACGAGCAAGGCCTTGGGTCTACGGGGGCTTATACAATCACTAACTTTGTTGTTTGGATTAACAATTCCCTTCAACCAGTGACGTGGCAAAACAATAGCTTGCAAACGGTTGGATGGGAGACGTCTTACGGGTATGCTCTGTACAAATCAGATGCCCAACAATACGGAAAGTATCTTGGCTTGACAATCAACAGTAACAACGCCGGTTACACAGTGAATACTTTTGAGTTTGAACACGAATTGAGAGTGAGGTTCTAATGAGTGTCCCATTTGCTTTTGCAAATCTTAGCGGAAGTATCGCTCTTGCCAAACTAGACAGCAATTTCAACACGCCGATCACTATCGGCAATACGTCTGTCTTGCTAGGAAACACAGTCACTACGCTGAATAACCTGACTCTTGCCAATGTCACAATAACAAGTGGCACGAGCAATGTCACAAATGCCAACGTGACAAGTATCAATGTTACTAACCTAACGGCTACGCTTGCTAACATCACGACTCTCAACGTAGCAAGCTCTTACGTCACTGCAAGTAACGTCGCTACTGCTGTCATTGGAAATCTTACTCTATCAAATTTTTTGACAGTACCCAACGGTGGTACTGGGGTTGCTACTTCAACTGGTTCCGGTTCAGTTGTTCTCTCTACCAGCCCAACGCTTGTCACTCCCGTTTTAGGTACTCCAACTTCCGGTAACCTAGTAAATTGCACGTTCCCAACTTTAAACCAAAATACAACTGGATCGGCTGGGTCTGTAGCTAATGTCCTGACTATTAGTAGTCCTTTAAGCGGTACAAGTTTTAATGGTAGTGCCGCTACGACAATTGCTCTTTCGTCTAATTATGGAGATACGCAAAACC